GCAATAACAGGACCATTAAAGAAAAGAGCAGAGAAAAACAATGCTCCTAATAAAATCCTTTGTCTCATTCTCTGCCCTCCTCTAAGCAAAATTGAAATTAATTTGAAAAGTGTATATAAACGTCAAATAGTAAATAAGCAAATAGTATTCTAAACATGAATCTATATCTAAAAAAATCACTTGTTAATGTTGCAAGTTCTTTCTTATTTATATGTACCCATTTTCTATAGTTGTCTTTTTCCACGCTATTCACTATTTAATTTTAATTTGTTTTGGTTTCTTCTCTTCAGGAACAACTCTTTTTAAAAAGATATTTAACATTCCATCTTTAAAGTTAGCACCTTCAACTACTATATCTTCTGATAAAGTAAACTGTCTTTTAAAAGAACGCTGTGCTATACCTTTATGCAATACCTTATTCTCTTCGATAACATCATTAACAATGTCGTTTGAAGAATCATAAGAAATTGACAATGTGTTTTCTTGGAGTTCTACGTTAAGATCTTTTTTTGCTATTCCTGCCAGAGCGATTTCAATTACGTAATCGTCTCCGTCTTGAAGTACATTGTAAGGCGGATAACTTGGTAAACTTTTTGAACCTTGAGACATCTGAGAGATGCTGTCAAAAAGATTATCAAATCCTACAAACAACGATGAAAATATGGGATCTCTAAAATCTACCATACCATAAAAGTCATTTTTTCTGACCATGATTTTCTCCTTATTATAAGCAAGATTAATATTAAAAATATACCCATCAAGAGTATATTCAGTTAATGCCTCTCAGACCTCGTATATGAGCGCTAGAGAGGACTTCTTTCTTTAAATATAGGTCACCCCTTATATTTAAATAAAGCCTTTATATTGGACAATTTATTTTTCACCGAATCGTAGTACATTTTGCCTTTCGCAACAATGTCACGCATTAGGTTTGGCTCACAATGCCACATGATAATCATTCCAATAATTATTAAAAATAATATAATACTCATTATCTACTCTTTGTTAGTTCTAAATATAAAATATGGTTGTTGTTTAACATTTTAATATTACAATGTTCTTTAAATTTTTTAATCCAATAATGTAAATCTTCTATAATCAAATGAGCATTCCTACCACTAGGTAAACTCTTCTTTGATTCCTTCGTGTCAATAGCAAGAAACGCTTTCTTTTTAAATTTAGCAATCAAATGCTCTATGACATTATCAATTAACTGAGGTTCAATATGCTCTAACACGTCAGTACATATTAAATAATCTTCAGGCTCAGGATCTTTAGCCCATTCAGGTAAGGCAGGATCATAGTTTATAACTTCCATCCATTCAGGAAGAACCCAAGACATGTTTTCTCCTTTACCGCACCCATAGTCTATAAATTTTTTTACATTGTTAATGTATAAAAAATTAAATAATACAAGAACATGATTACGAGGACCAGTCCCCCAATCTTCGTCTTCTTTATGTAGCTGTTGTAATTCTTTGCAGTATTCTCTTGTAATAAGCGTACTTATTTTTTACCGCCTTTTCCGCGTCTAGGTTTATAAACTGATTTCCAAACAATATCTGTTTTAACTTTTATTTCTTTTCGTTTTCTGAATATTACATACACTGCTCCAGCAACAAATAAACCAATAATGAGATCTTCCATTATTTATCCTCTTTCTTATTACTTGCACCAAAATAAAATGATATGACAGCACTTGCTAGTCCACCAAGATAACCTAGTACTAAGTTAATTAATGCCTCACTATTTTGCTCAGGAGGCTGTAGCGTTACCAGGAAGATGTATCCTAAAAATCCTCCTAGTACAGCAATACCCATGATACGTGGTGTCCAGTCTCTACCAAACATCTTACGCGCATCTTGTTTATCTGCTGTCTCTAGCGCAAAAACATCAACCTCTAGTTCTTTCATTTGCGCTTCAAATTCCAACTCAGCTTTCTTTACTTCTGCTAATTGCTCAGGAGTAGCTACTGACATTGCCTTTTCAATTTCTTTTGGCTTTGTTCCGCATCCTAAAACACCTGCAATAACACTGGCTGCTTGTCCGCCTAACGGACCCGCTAAAGCTGATCCAAGCGTAGGAGCTACTGCACCTACTATATTTTTAATCATATTAAATTTCATCTATACTTATTCCTTCTAGCTGTGTTTCTTCTATTTCTTCATACATTAAACGAAAATGTTCTAAACTCATGAAGGATAAGTCTTGTCTTATCTGATGTCTTCTATAAATCTCGTATGCTGTTTGAAGTTGTTCTTCTGTATATAATAACATAGTATAATACTAATTTTAAATTTGTCAATATATTTA